CGTGGTAGCGTCATTATTGCCAGCACCGCCGCCGCCAACCGCGATGGTGTATTCAGTCCCGGCTGTGATGCTTAACGCAGTACCAGTACGAAACCCACCTGCTCCGCCACCACCATATCGACCACCTCCACCACCACCCGCTACAACGAGGTAGTCAACGCTCACCGCGCCAGCAGGGACAGTCCACTTCTGCGATGACTTGAAGGTGAAGATTGAGGCAGAGCCGATGTTGTATTTGATGATGACGATGCCGGAGCCGCCTGCGCCGCCTGCAAAAAAACTACCTCCACCGCCACCGCCGCCTGTGTTGGTTGCTCCTGCTGTTCCAGACCCGCTCGTTCCGCCAGCACCGCCGCCTCCCGTTCCTCCCGTTCCACCAGTAGTAACACCTCTCCCACCGCCGCCGCCCGCATAAGTTACGCTGCTGCCAGAAATTGACGACGCCGTGCCGTTACCACCATTTCCTCCAATATCTGTACTAGAGTTCCCACCAGAAGCAGCAGCACCGCCACCGCCACCGCCATCATTGGAAGTCGTAGAATTTCCACCATTATTGCCCTGCGAGGGGGCTACCGAGGGCGTGTTGCCAGAGCCGCCGGGCTGCGCGGTTACCCCTCCCCCTCCCCCAGACCCACCGCTTGCTCCAGCAGTAGATGTGCCACCCACACCACCACCAGCAGATGTGATAGTGCTAAAAACTGAGTTGGAGCCATTCGTTCCTGCACTAGCGGTTCCTGCGCCACCGCCACCGACTGTAATTGTGTAGTCGGTTCCTGCTGTGACAGACAAACCTGTGCCTGTGCGGAATCCACCAGCACCACCTCCACCATTTTGTCCACCCGCACCCCCCGCCACCACAAGGTACTCAACCTCGCTGACGCCGCTCGGGGCAGTCCATGTGCCGGTAGAGGTGAACGTGGCTACGACAGACTGTACGGGTACGGTGTACTTGAGGATGACGATGCCGGAACCGCCGGATGACCCCGTGCCACCGCCTGCCGCGCCACCGCCGCCACCACCGCCAGTATTAGCAGTAGCATTTGAAGGCGTTGAACTTGTAGACCCATTTGCGCCACCGCCTGCGCCGCCCGTTCCAGCAGTTCCCGGCGAGAATGATCCGCCACCGCCACCGCCAGCATAAGTTGCACTACTGCCAGAGATTGACGAGGCCGTGCCTGCGCCTCCGTTTCCAGCAACGCCAGAGGTGCCGTTTCCATTTCCGCCGACGGCCCCTGCACCGCCACCGCCACCGCCACAGTTGACGTTGACGAATGTGCCGCCGTTGCCACCATTATTGCCCTGCGAGGGCGCTGTGCTTGGAGTATTGCCAGCAGCACCAGCAGAATAGTCAACATTTGGCGCTTGCAAACTTGAGCCGCCCCCACCAGAACCACCTGTGCCAGCGGCACTAGAAACAAATGATGATCCTTTGCCGCCGCCGGTTGAGGTAATGGTGCTGAATACCGAGTTGTTACCGTTGACGGTTGCGCCACCGCCTGCACCAATCGTAACTGTGTAATTGGTTCCTGCCGTTACAGACAACCCTGTGCCTGTGCGGAAACCACCAGCGCCGCCGCCGCCAGCCGCGTTGCTGCCTCCACCACCGCCACCCGCGACGACAAGGTATTCCACCTGCGTCACGCCCGTGGGCGCAGTCCAGTTACCGCTTGCGGTGAAGATTTTGTATTCGGTAAATGCTCCGCCGCCAACCTTCACGGCGAGCAGCAAACTCATAATGCCGCTCATGGCTTAACTCACGTTGCCGTTGATAACGCAGACCGTGCCTGACAGGAACAGAATCGTCGCCACACCTCGAGTTGCCAGAGTCACCGTAGCCTTATCCGCATCCGTACCCGCGATATACGCCGTCGTAATCGTGCAGGTAATCGTCACGTTGCCGGAGGTGTTGTTGAACACAGATACAACGTCACCTGTTGCAAACGTAGCGTCTGGAATGGTAGCGCTGCCGCCAGAGCCAATTTCAACAAACAAGCCGACATCGGTCGTTGCCAACGTGTAACTAGTTGTTTTTGCAGATCCAGTGCGCGGAATGGCGCGAACTGTGCCGTATTGATCGGTAATTTTACCGGCAGTATCAATACGCATACGCTCGCTGCCGCCGGTAAAGAAGGTCATCGGTAAATAGGTGCCGGTGCCGGTTTTATCCGCGTTAATTATGACAAGGGACGATGTTGCGTTTGCTTCCATGCTTGCGGTAGAAGCGTTCGCCGGGTCGCTTGCAGAAAACAATTGCAGTCGGGTGTTTGTTCCCGTGCCATTTGGAAACGCGCCAACAATCGTATTCCCATTTGTCGTGCTGGTTTGAAACGCCAACCGATTAGCAAGAGTCGCATTGGACATATCGCCCGTGATGCGCTGGGCGGTGGACGAGAAGGTGAGGTTGCCAGACGAAATCGTAGTTGCAGGCATATTGCCGGCGATGTTCGTCAGGGTAAGTTTGTAGTTTGCTCCTGACCGAGCAACGATGTACTCATCGCCGGCTTGCGCCGGTGCGCCTGAACTTAATGCGCTGATCTTTGTGTCGGCCATGGCTTACTCCAGAAGAATCTTGTCGGCGCTCTCCAAGAGAGCAAATGAGGTGTCGTCCTCAAGCAAGAGCGCATCCACACCGGGGCTCGGGGCGGGGACGAACTCTGGATTATCCCGAGTCGTTGTCCGAGCGTGAGTGCGCGATCGAGTACGCTCCTCAGTTCTCATTACGAACCTTGCGTCGGTATCCGCAATGCCATCGCGTAGACCGCGGTCGCCGTTGCAATCGCGGCGCGGATCTCACCAGCGCCGAGCTCGAAGATTCCGCCGCCAGCCGCAGTCAAGTTGGTATTTGTGCCGACTTCCTGTGCGGTGCCGTTCGGCCCTTTGCACTCAAGCTTGACACTACCGCCGCCGAAAGTTGCCTCGACGCGGAACTCACCGCGACCGCCCGGCCAGAAGAACCAGCTACCCGTCGCGCTGGCGTTCGATGCCAAAACAATGCCTGTTGCCATGATGGGACTCCGTTAAGCCGCGACGGCCTTGATGACCGCGAAGGAAAGAACGACCGCTTCCGAAAGATCGGTGCCGCCCAGAAGGTTATGCAGTTGGATGCGGCATGACCCGGCAGCCACCGCGGTGACGCCGATGTTGTACGCATTCGCCGTTGCGCCTGACTTGATATTCACGACCACCACATCGGTTGCCGCGATCGCGCTGTTGGTCAACGTGAAGCTCACCGCAGTCTCGCGGTTGAGCGTGGCGTTGTTCATCGTGATTTCGCCGCAAACCTTGTCAAGCGTGACGCCGGTTGATTTGCTGGTAGCCTGAGTAACCGCGCCGCCTGCGCCCGTGCCGTAACCGATGCCCGCCGTGGCTGACGTCGACTTGACCGAGCTGACCGCGGTGACCGCGCCCGTAAGCGTCGAGACGCTGGAGACGACCAGCGCGCCGGCGATGTTCATCGTGCCGGCCTTGGTGATGAATGCCTTGTCGACGCCACCGACCTGCAAGCTCAAGAGCCGCGAGGCAGCATCCGACGCCGTGTCCGTGACGTTGAGCTTGATGCCGTTGAAGGCGGTCAGGACAGCGTTCCATGTCGCAACCATGTCGCTCGCGGCTGAACCGACGAGCGCCTGCGGGGTGACCTTCTTCGTCTCTGACGCACCGAGGTCGACGATCGCAAGAACGTCGCTGCCGTTGGCAACGTCGACCTGAGCGAGCGAGGTGAGCTGGGTAATCTTTTTGGTAGCCATTACATGCCACCTCCGAGGAGTCTAGTCGTCGCCACGCCGCCCTGCTGGCGGGATTCGGACGTCGACATCATGGTGCTGGCACGGCCTCGACGCCGGCGCAGTCGGGTGGATTCGATCTCGCGCTGCTTTGCGACATCCGTTTCGGGAGGTGGCGGCGGCGGCTCGATCTTCGGCATCTTGGGTTTGAACAGTCCAGACATAGACACCTCACGGTTTGGCGCGAGTCTAGCCCAACACAGCGTAGTCTGCTATAGCGGCACCCGGCTGTCGACCCCGGCGCTCTGTACCTCTGAATGGCCGGCGACCTTTGGCGAGATAGCGCATCGCGTCTGCAAAGTGCGAGCAGTTGTGGACGATCGCGCCATTGGACAGCGAGAACTCCTCAATGCCCGGTACGCTCATGCACCAGACATCAGCGGTTTCTGGCACCTGCTTGACGCTTTCGATAGTGAGCCATCTTGCAGTTTTCTGTGCAGTATTTCTGCGAGTTACCCGCTCGAACCAGCGCATCAAACTCTGTGCCGCATTCCAGACAAGGCTTGCGCTCCCGCTTCCACTTCGTCCAGCTCTTTGTTCGCTCGGCATGACGTCGATGCCAAAGTCGGCCAGCTTCTGACTTGTGCCATTCAGTAGCCTTGTCTCTAGCTTTTTGATTAAACCCTCTGGCTCGATGCGCCGCCTCGTTTGCGTACCATGTAAGCGAGTGATGCTCGGACGCCGGGATGCATTCGAGATTCTCGACAGCGTTATTGGCAGGGTTGCTGTCCCTGTGGTGGATGTGACAGCCGTCTGGGATCGACCCGAAAGCAATGCGCCAAACGTCTCGATGCAGCTTCTTGCCACCTCTCGACCAATACCTATCGCTCGGCCAACGACGATAGAGACCGCCATCGAAATACTGCGTGATCGCGTCAAGGACGATTGGATTCTGGAACCCTTCGACAGGCTCTCTGCGGATCTCCACCCGCTCTCCGTTTTGAACAAATGATCCGGCGTACATTTCACCGAAAGGCCGTCGGAGAATCGCACCTCCACAAGTGGCGCATCCTTCCTCGTGATCCTCGGGTTTTCGTATGGCATCCAGCCGCATGACGTTAGAACCTCTCCAGTCTTTGGGAGGCTCATTATCTGTTGTGCTCCGTAACGCGTCAATACAGAAGTTTCTCCGACAAAGCACCAATCATGCAGCGGCTTGTCGCGGAACCGTTGCCCCTTCTCGTCGTATTCCCTGCGGTATTGGCGCAGCGCATCGATCGCTCGCGTCATGCGTGCCTTGGCATCATCCGGCGTCTCGCCGGGGAACGGATCTGGCGTAGCGTTGAACTCGCACACCGGCAGCATCTGACGCACAGCTTGAATGCCATCGTCGACCGAATCGGCTTCGAGGATGCGTGGCTTCAGCCCGTAGCCCGCGGCAGTCTCGACTCGAGTAACGCCAGAACCCCACTCACGCACAGCCCCGTCATGCGGCCAGATCGTGTCGCCGTAGACGTAATCCATGCTCAGGAGCTTCTTGGCGTACCAGTCGAGCCCGACGCCCGAGCCTTCAAGTACGTTGATGATGCGGATCTTGTGGCCGACGAACTGGTAGAACCAGATCACGGTGGAGTCGCCGACACCGATATCCCATGCGGTGCCGACCGGCTGGCCGATCACATGCGGGAAGGATGCAACGCGGCCCTGCAGCTCCGCCGATCGCATGAGCTCGCCGTAGTACGCGCCCGGTATGTCGGCATCGAAGTCGCAATAGTATTCCTGCCGGATGATGGCCTCGGCTTCCTTGTCGCCGCGCTCCATCTTCAGTTCTTTGCGCTCCCGAGCGATCGTGTCCATCGGGATCGCCTTCGTGTCCTCGACCGTCAGCACTTGCCCGAACCATTGCGGGTCTTTGCGTGCGTATTCGACGAGGCGAGAGAAATGGTTCCGGCCTCTCGGCGTCGAGATGAAGATCGCCCAGCCGTTGTTCTCGGCAAGGATCGGGCGCAGGAATGCCCACGCATTCGGGTCTGCCATCGCGTACTCGGAGAACACGACACCGACCGGAGGCGAACCGACGAGGCTGTTGTAGTTGTCCGAGCCTACGACCTGCCATGTCGATCCGTTCTTGAACCGGATGAACATGTCTTGCTCGCGCGTCGTCTCGCGCAGTTCGAGCGGGAATGCGTCATCGATGCGCCGTCTGCCCGTGTGCGGATTGATCGCGTCCCAGATCGCTTTGCGAGACTGGTTGGCGAGTGGCAGCAGGTGCCAGTAGCCGCCGGGCCGAGTCATCGCCGAGACTGCAGCCCAATGCAGCGCCAGCTCGTCCTTACCTGAGCGACGGTGCCACGCCAGCGCCAGACGTTTAGCGCCGCCTTCGAGCGCAGCCCACGCCGGGACTTGGTACGGTCGCGGTCGCCAGCCGTCAGCCGGCAGGTTTATTGTCGGCATCGGTTAGCCGTACCACGTTGACCGTCAGGCCGACATTGCCCGAGTGTTCGACCTCGGCCTTGTCGCCGTATCGCCTTGGATGCAGCACTCGGGCGCGCCAGCGCATAGACGATAGCACCACGTTCGCAGCCTGCGGATTGACCTGCTCGGTCAGCACCTTGCGCTCGATGTCGTAGATCTCGTCCTCGATCGTCTCGGCGTTTGCCTCGCGCGCGTACGCGAGAGCGGATGCAAAATCTTTATTCTCATTCCTCCAGCGCCACAAGGTCACCCGGTCTGGCATCCCTTCCTCGGAGCAGATGTCGCGGATGCTGCGGCCAAGGCTGTACTCCGACAGGATCTTGTCGGCCAGCTCTTGCGAATAGATGGACGGGCGTCCAGCGGGCATTACTTCTTCGGCATCAGTTTGCGAGCGGCCATTCCCTTACCCGCCTTCTGTGCGGCTTTGCGTGCCGTGCTCAGGGCGATCGCCACCGCTTGCTTCTGGGGACGGCCAGATCTGACCTCTTTCGAGATGTTCGATGAGATGGTTTTCTGGCTGTAGCCTTTCTTTAGCGGCATGGTTATTTAACCTTTCCCTTGTTTCGTTTACTTATCGCCGCCGCTTTCGCTTTGGCATCTTCCTTGGAGCTGGCTCCCCATGCTCGGAGGGCGAGGGCGAGACGGGTTGGCTTTCCGTCTTTCTCCATCGGGCCTGCAGCGTTGCCCATGCGTGCGAGAAAGCTTGCTCGACGCGGGTTGTCGCCTGACTTGACCGGAGCCTTAAGCTTTCCACCAGTTTGTCGAGCATAGCTGGCCCTTCCTGCTTCGTTCAGCCCGCCCTTGGGGCTCTGCCCTTCCTTCCGCTGCCACGCAGGCGTTTTCATTTCCGCTTCATCGCCGTCTTGACGGACTCGCGGAATGCCTTGGCAGTCGGTGCGCCCTTCTCGCCCGGCTTGCGCATACGTTCACCGGAACCGGCCTTGATGCGCTCGCGCTTGGCGTGGATGTTTGCGTACAAACCTTGCTTCATATCGTCCTCACGCTGCCGGCGGCAGGTCGTTGTCAACTACCGGCCTTCTGACCTTGGCTCCACGACTGAATGTCAACACCGTGGCCGTTGCCTTCGGGATCGGCAAAGGATTGCACTCCTCGCACCGCACCCAGTCTTCATTGTGCGCGATCCAGCCTGCAGCATTGCAGTTCTGGCACGGCACCAATCTCATCCCATCGCTCATGTCAGGATCTTAAATACCCAAAACGCGACCGAGAAACAGAGGCCAGCCAGTACGCCAATCGATACGCTCGCGTAGGCGAACCAAACCACATCGG